AGAGAGGGACACTTCAACCGTAATCTGCGATGTTGTAACATTTGCTACCATAATCCCAACTATAGCATCATCTGAATTTGCTGTTCGTAAAGTTACGGCACTTGTGCCTACACCGTTGGCTGTATTTCGTTCAAAATCTTGTGCCATATATTCTCCTTTACAATGCTATCGCCATTGCTGTGGCAAAGCCTTTAGTGGCTGAGTCTGCCGATGCGTAGGTTTTAACATCAGAGGCAGGAACAGATTTCATCGTGCCACCATCATTAACAATTATACCGTCACTGTCAGCTATAGTTATAGAGCTACCTACAGAAGTTCCACCGTCTAGTAAATTTAATTCTGATGCCGTAGCATCAACCGCAGCAAGTTTAGTAAAATCAGCCTGCACTAACCCTGATACCCCATCTAGTAGATTTAACTCCTCTGGCGTGGATGTAATCTGTGTGGTACTCGCTGCTGCAAGAACTGGCAAAGTTCCAGACTGGTTTGGCAAGCTTATTGTTCTGTCGGCTGTAGGATCAACTGTTGTAAGTGTTGTCTCATGTGCGTCAGGGGTAGCTCCCTCAAACACAAAAGCGTTCTGGATGTTTATGGTTGTACTGTCTACTGTTGTGGTTGTACCACTTACTGTTAGATTGCCTGTTACTGTCAAATTATCGTTAACCGTTGTCTCTGATGTAGTATGCCCTATGGATATGGCGGTTCCTGATATACCTGTGCCTATTGCTACAGACTCGCCACCATCTCCTGTATCAACAACAAGATAGTTGTCTGACCCTTGCTTTATTGTAAACGCTGTAGCTGAGTTATCAGAAACGGCTACATTTATATCCGTTCCATCTGCACTAATAGAATCAATAGCAATGTCGCCTACGTTTGTGATATTGTTGTCACCAAAACTTACGTTATCTCCAAAGGTTTTGTTTGTTAGCGTAGCCGTCGAGGATGTTGATACTATTCGAGCGTCCCCACCTGTGCTAGGTAGAGTTAAAGTATTACTAGCACTCTCTGAATGAGGAGCTGCGATTATTGTTTGTCCGTGTGAGTTAGCCTCACAGTTTAACTTTATAGCACCTTGATTGGTGTTTCCTTTTACAACAACTTTTCCTGTTCCGTTTGGAGCTAATTCTAAATCTCTGTTTGATGTGGTTACAATATCGTGGGTCTGAACGTCCAATGCTCCACCCAACTGAGGTGAAGTGTCGTTTACTACGTCAACACCTGTAAGGCTTGCGCCACTACCACTAAAAGCCGTGGCTGTTACTGTACCTCCGATGGACACATTATTGCTACCATCTTCAACAACAATCTTACTGGCAGGCACTGTGATAAACACATCTTTAGTTCCTGCACCAAAGTCCACCAGATTATTACTGTTAGAACTCGCTATGACTGATCGTGCTAATGTGGTTCCAGAAGATGTGAATGTTCCTAGACCAACCTCAAAAGCACCATTTGTATTGTCAACAATAGCATAATAGGTTGTATCTGAATTAGATAGATTAGCAGTAAAAGTTTCAAAGTTAATGACTGCACCTGCCAGAGTGATTGTGCCTGTACCTGTTGTCGTTGTCGTTTCACGAACTCTATCTGCAATCACAAAAGCCATTAAGCTATCCTTATTATCGCATTACTTGAATCAGCCGTTGGGAATACAACGGTAAAGTCTCCAGAGGATGCTGACTTGTCTGCTCCAAAATCTAAAACACATACAGATGTATCACCAGTAGTGTCTTCATTAAATATTAACGCCCCTCTTGCTGTTAGCGTTACATTGCTGAATGTAAGATCAGAAAAATCCGTAAGAGCCGTTGTACCTGATGTGCTTGGGTCTACTCTTGTTAAGGTTCCACCCTTTGCTGTGTAGTTTGTTCCTGATACTTCATTGCTTGTTGTGTACGCTGTTGTTCCTGCACCTAAACTCGCACTTGATGTATACAAGGCTAATTTAAACGTATTACCTCCAGTATTTAGAAAGTTGTGCTTTCCCTCTAATAGTTCTTTTTTGAAAGACGTACACATTGCTTGTGATATAGCCATTATAGTCTCCTTATATGTTCTGCAAGTTGTTCTTGTCCTGCATCTTTAATAGCGTTGTAAATAGTTGTTCTGTCTGATTTTATAGCTTCTTTCATATAAAACGCTATAACTTTTTCTAGGTGTTCTTTGAAGGCTCTTGCCTGTTCTCTAACATCTGGCGATGCTGTTTCACTTACTTCTACTATTTTATCAGAACACCTCTTGGCTATTTCTTCTGGCGTAAAGCCTCTATTTTCTGTGGTGTGTACGTTTACTATAGGTGTTTTGGGTAGTTCCATTAACATTACATTATCCTTGGTTCACCGTTTCTATAACTATCTCTTTTGTTTCTGCCATCAGCAAGTTGCTGTAATCCTGCCATAGCCTCATCATACCGTGTTTTGTAAAACGATATTATATCAGCTTCACCCTTCATAAATGTATAAGCCTCTAGTAATGCCCCATACAACAAAGTTGCCTCTGCATTATCTCCTAACCAAGATGTAGCTGATGTAACTATTGATGGTGGATCGTAATAGTAGTGCAGTTGTACTGTGTATGTAGAGTCTGGAGTGGGAGCTAATAAGAAGTTGTCTCCATCAAACAAAGAGTAATACAAAGGAAGCCCTGTTGTTCCTGTTGCAGGATATGCCTCTCGTATGAAGTTTACATCCTTTGGTAGTAAGAAAGAGTAATTACTACTGCCATCTACAACAGCAATAGAAAATACAGCTAGGAAATCTGTTGGCTTTGCTAAGAACCTATTACTCGTGGTCAGCGATGTTGTTACATTCTTTCTGAGTTCTGGTATAAGGATAGATCGATATATTCTTTCTTCTGTTTGCCTTACAAAGTTAGGAATATTACTGACAAAAGTTGTTTCGGTATTGTCCGTGTATTCCTTTATTGACGCTGTAAGTTCTGTGTAGTTCATTTCTTGCTCTTACTTTTTGCGTATAGATTATCAAATATCTGGTTGACATCCAAGACATAATCCAAATCCGACTTGGAGTAGTGTATATGCTGTGATGGCAAGAAATCAGGTGGCCCTTCTCCTGTTTCAAACCATGCAGGATGTGTAACACGCACTCTGTTGTTAGGCAATGCTACTATATTTCCTGTCCACTGACCTGCGTCTAGCAATTCTAATACATGACTTTGCTTGTGTTGTGCAGGATCATCAGCTATTTCACTATCTACATAGTCCACAGTAAATAAATATTTAGCAGGGTAGAAGTCTTTGCCTATCTTTGCTAACCAAGGACATGGTGTAGCCCTATCCAAAACATACACAGCGTGGTGGAGGGAGGAACAATCCCACGGCTGCGCATAGTGAACAGGCATGGGTTCTGCCCACTCCTCAACTGGAGTATCTGCTACTAAAGCCGTAATTGGCATTCTAGCCCACATCGCTCCACCATGTACATTAGGCTCGTCCGTGTCATCGGTTTCACAGCCTGTAAATATAACTTGAAAACTAAGACATCTATTTGGCATTGTTGTCACGGCAATAGCCATAGCGTGAAGAAACTCACCATGATACTTTTGGTGATTATGGGTATACTCCCTCCGTACCCAACATTTGAAATGTGGGATGTTACTTTGTAGATAAGGCATATTTTATACTTTGGTTAGTTTGTATCCCTTAGCTTTAGCAGCAGCTCTTATCTTAGCAAGGCTCATTGTCGCTCCACCACCCTTCATCATTTTCTTCTTCATTGTGGCTCCACCCATAGCGTAACCCTTCTTCTTCATGGCTCCACCACCACGCATCATCTGCTTTTTCATAGTGGTTCTACCACCTGCAGCCATGCCTTTCTTCTTCATCTTTCCACCACCTACATAACCTTTTTTATTTCTTTTCATCGGCATATCTTATCTCCTTAGCTTGTTGTTACCGTGACAACGCCAACCAGACCAAAAATTGGCGATATTTTTAAATCAAAATCGTCAAACTGAGCAACACCAACAGATAACTCTAAAGGCTCTGTTCGGTCTGGTCTTGCATCAATTATGGACTGAGGATCGTCACTCTTTATCTGACCGACAAAGTTTTGTGGATGATCTGGATCAACCACATCTCTTCCAACCCTCAAACCA